TCTCGGAGACGCAGACGGCTTTTCCATCCTCTACTATCAGGATGTGGACTCGCTCGTTTACTGGGCAAACGAAGCGGCCTACCGCTGGGGAGTGAGAGGCTTTGCCATGTGGTCGCTGGGACAGGAAGATATGCGGCTCTGGGAAGCGCTGCCAAAACAGATATAACTTTATACACGGATACAGTTCACGAGGCTGTCTGCAAAATGCAGGCGGCTTTTATTTTGCACAAAGGAGGGATTTTCTCATGAAAGAATTCTGGAACACGATCCAACTGGTATTTGCCGCTGTCGGAGGCTGGCTTGGCTATTTCCTTGGCGGCTGTGACGGACTCTTGATTGCTCTGGTGATCTTTGTGACCTGCGACTACCTTACCGGCATCATGTGTGCCATCGCAGACAAAAAGCTCTCAAGCGAGGTCGGCTTTAAGGGAATCTGCCGCAAGGTGCTGATCTTCCTGCTGGTAGGCATCGGAAACGTCATTGATGTTCAGGTACTCGACCATCCGGGAGTGCTCCGCACGGCGATCATCTTCTTCTACCTGTCCAATGAAGGTCTGTCGCTGACGGAGAACGCAGCACATCTCGGCCTGCCGGTACCAGAGAAATTAAAGGAGGTCTTGGAGCAGCTCCATGACCGTCACGATGAGGAGGAAAAATAACATGACGAGAAAAGGAATCGACGTCAGTCATTGGCAGGGAACCATTGACTGGAATAAGGTCAAAAAGGCCGGTATCGAGTTTGCCATCATCAAAGCTGGCGGCTCCGATGCCGGTTTTTATACGGACAGCAAATGGGAAGCAAATTACAAAGGTGCGAAGGCTGCCGGTATCCCAATCGGCGCTTATTACTTTGTCGGAAAGGACTGCGTGACTGCTGCCGCCGGAAAAGCGGATGCGGAGCGCTTCCTGCAAATCCTGAAGGGTAAGCAGCTGGAATACCCGGTCTATATGGATAACGAAGCGCAGCCTGCCTCTGCCAAGGCCGGTATCACTGAGGCCACCATTGCTTTCTGTGAAACGATGGAAGATGCGGGATACTTCGTCGGCATTTATGGCTCCGCTGTTTCCGGCTTCAAAGAACGCATGGACGACTCCAAGCTCACGCCCTACGCTCACTGGGTAGCACAGTATGCCAAAAAAATGTTCTTATAAGGCGACTACGGCATCTGGCAGTATTCTTCTAAGGGCTCTGTTGACGGCATCAGTGGTAATGTGGATATGGATTACGCCTATGTGGACTATCCTGCCATCATCCAAAGCGGCGACTTCAACGGTTATACAAAGGCAGCGTCTGATGACAGCAAGCCTGCCACTCCTACTCCGGTCACTCCGGCAAAAACCGTAGATGAGCTGGCGCAGGAAGTGCTGGACGGCAAATGGGGAAACGGAACCGACCGCAAAGAGCGCCTCACCGCAGCCGGATATGATTATTCTGCTGTGCAGGCAAAGGTCAATGCTCTGGTGAAAAAGCAGGAATCTACTCCTATCTACTACACCGTGAAAAGCGGCGATACCCTCTCCGGAATTGCTAAGAAATACGGCACTACGGTTTCTGCAATCCAGAAGCTCAACCCGACGCTCATCAAAAATGTCAACCTCATTCTGACCGGCTGGAAGATCAGAGTGAAATAACTGAATATCCAATCTGCTATGCCTGCGAGTGTTCTTCGGAATGCCCGCAGGCTTTTTTTATTTTTCTCCGCTCAAAACGGCAGTTCATCTCCAGTGGAAACTGGAGGTGGATATGTTATGCCAAACGAAAATACAAATGTTCAATCTGGATATTTTACACAGGAGCGGATTCAGGGCGATCTGGACTATAGCCGAGCGCAGGACATCGCCAAAAAGATGCTCGATGACGGCCTGATTTCTGTGGCTGAATTCAACAAATTAACCGCCATCAATCGGGAAACTTTCTCTCCCTTGTTCGTGGAAATAATGCCAGAAATACCTTGATATGTAGCGGCTTTAGAGTGATGTATAGACGTACGGAAAGGAGGGACTTCCCTTGAAAAAAGTAACAAAAATCGCGGAAGCAGCGAACACAAAAGTCAAGCTTAAGAAGATCAGGGTAGCCGCCTACTGCCGCGTCTCCACAGATTCCGATGCACAGCTTGAAAGCCTTGAGGCTCAGAAGACGCACTACGAAACCTACATCACTTCCCGTGATGACTGGGAGTTCGCTGGACTCTATTACGACGAAGGCATCACTGGCACCAAGAAGGACAAGCGCCCGGAGCTCCTACGACTCATTGACGACTGCAAGGCCGGTAAAGTGGACTTTGTTATCACAAAATCCATCAGCCGCTTCAGCCGGAACACAACGGACTGCTTAGAACTGGTAAGAAAACTGCTCGCCCTGCACATTCCGATTTATTTTGAAAAGGAAAACATCAACACCGGCTCAATGGAGAGCGAGCTGTTTCTGGCAATTCTCTCCAGCATGGCCGAAGGCGAGTCTGTTTCCATATCGGAAAATAACAAGTGGTCAATCCAGAAGCGCTTCGAGAGCGGCACCTATAAAGTCAGCTACCCACCCTACGGCTACGATTGGGATGGTGAGCAGATGATCATCAATCCGGAGCAGGCGGCTGTAGTAAAAGAAATCTTCGCGGCGCTGCTCTCCGGCAAAGGTACCCACGCCATCGCGGACGACCTGAACCGGCGCGGCATTCCTACCAAGCGAAACGGACGCTGGACGGCCACAACCATTCGCGGGATGCTCTCCAATGAGAAGTATGTCGGCGACTGCCTTTTCCAGAAAACCTACTCTGATTCACGCTTTGTCCGGCACAACAACCACGGCGAGCAGACACAATACTTGGTCAAGGATCATCACGAGGCAATCATCAGCCGGGAGGACTTTGAAGCTGCTCACGCTTTTATTCACCAGCGGGCGACAGAAAAAGGTGTCGTCAAAGGGAGTGATAAATACCAGAATCGCTATACCTTCTCCGGCAAGATCATCTGCGGCGAGTGCAGCGATACCTTTAAGCGTCGGATTCACAGCTGCACCGGGTACAAATACGCTGCATGGTGTTGCAATACCCACATCAAGGACAAAAATAAATGCCACATGCTTTTTGTAAAAGACGATGATCTGAAGCGGGCTTTCATCACCATGATGAACAAGCTGGTCTACGCGCACAGGATCATCCTAAAGCCATATGTGGACGCATTGAAAAACACATCGTCTGATGACTCGCTTCGGCGCATTCAGGAAATACAGACCTTATTGGCGCAAAACACAGAAAAGCGCGAGACGCTGACAAAGCTCATGACACAAGGCATCATCGACCCGATCCTTTTCAACAAAGAAACGAACGAGCTGCTTTCGCAGGCGGACAGTTTCCGGGATGAGATCAACGCCTTAAAAAACGCTGTTTCCGGAGATGTAACAAAGGTCACCGCAGCTACAGCGCTTCTGCACTTTACAGAAAAAGGCGGGATACTTCAGGAATTCGATGATGGCCTGTTTCAAGAATATGTGAACCGCATCATTGTCCGCTCCAGAAATGAAGTGTGCTTCGAACTAAAATGCGGTCTTAAACTTCGGGAAAGGATGTGAAGATATGGGACATACACCCTACGGCTACAGCATAGAAAACGGCTGCGCCACGATAAATGAAGATGAAGCTAAAAAGATACGAAAGCTCTATGAGAATTACATCTCCGGGATGGCACTGGCCAAGGCTGCTGCCGCTGCTGGCATTGAAACCTACCACGGCACGGCAAAGCGCCTAATGGAAAACGGGCACTACATTGGAGACGATTTTTACCCGGCTATCATCGATCAGGAAACCTACGATAAGGCTGCTGCTATTCGTCTTGAACGCGCCGGGAAACTTGGCAGGCTGAACAGAAAAAAGAACGCAAAACCTGCAGCGTCTCCTACCGGCTTTCGCATGTTGCCAGCAGAGCAACATTATGAAGATCCGAGGCTGCAGGCAGAATACCTCTACAGCCTCATTGAAAGCGAGGTAAGCTAATGGGAAATGTTATGGTGATTCCGGCCAGACGGCAGGTCGGAAATACAGTAAAACAATCAGCTCAGAAAAAACTCCGTGTTGCAGCCTATTGCCGCGTCAGCACGGATTCCGAAGAACAGGAAACAAGCTACGAGGCTCAGGTCACGCACTACACCGAGTACCTTCAAAATAATCCGGAATGGGAGCTGGCGGGCATATTCGCAGATGACGGTATCTCCGGCACCAACACAAAAAAGCGTGACGAATTCAACCGAATGATCGATGAGTGCATGGCTGGAAATATCGACATGGTCATCACCAAGTCCATTAGCCGATTTGCCAGAAACACTCTCGACTGCCTCCAATACATCCGGCAGCTAAAAGACAAGAACATACCTGTTTATTTCGAGAAAGAAGCCATCAACACGCTGGACGCAAAGGGCGAAGTGCTAATCACGATCATGGCGAGCCTTGCCCAGCAGGAAAGCCAGTCAATGAGTCAGAACATTAAGCTGGGACTCCAATACCGCTACCAGCAAGGCAAGGTGCAAGTCAACCACAATCGCTTCCTCGGATACACCAAGGATGACGATGGGCATCTGATCATTGACCCGGAGCAGGCAGAAATCGTAAAGCGCATCTACCGGGAATACCTCGAAGGCTCCAGCATGGATAAGATCGCCGACGGGCTTATGGCTGACGGCATCCTCACCGGAGCTGGCAAGACAAAATGGCACACCAGCACCATCAACAAGATTCTCCGCAACGAGAAGTACATGGGCGACGCGCTGCTTCAAAAAACCTATACCACAGACTTCCTGACAAAAAAGCGGATCAAGAACAACGGCACCGTTCCTCAATACTACGTTGAAGGCGACCACGAAGCGATCATTCCGAAAGAGCTCTTCATGCAGGTGCAGGCAGAGCTTGTCCGCCGTCGGGTAGTTCACGTCAGCCCGACAGGCAAGAAACGCAGCTTCTCCTGCAATCATTGTTTTGCACAGATGGTTTTCTGCGGAGACTGCGGCGAACTTTACAGGCGCGTTCACTGGAACAACCACGGCTGCAAGTCCATCGTCTGGCGCTGCATCAGTCGCTTGGAGCCCACCTCCGCTGAAAAGAACTGTACCAACCGGACGGTAAACGAGCTCCTGCTGCAGGAGATCACGGTCAAGGCCATTAACCAGATTCTCACCGAGCGGGACGTCTTCCTGAAAACCTTACAGCAGAACATCGCCAAGGCCGTAGTCAGCGCCGACACCCTCTCACCGGACGGCATTCAGGCAAGGCTTGAGGAATTGCAAAAAGAACTCATCAAGAAGGCAAACAACAAGCAGGACTACGACGCCATCGCCGATGAGATTTTCCGCCTCCGGGAGCAGAAGGAACAGTCCGAAGTTGACAGCCACCACCGGGAAGAGACCATGAACCGAATCAAGGAGCTGCAAAACTTCATCGCCAAACAGAAAACTGACATCACAGAGTTTGATGAGGCTCTGGTAAAAAAGCTCATCGAGAAGATCACCGTTTTTGCCGACCACTTCAATGTGGAATTTAAGTCCGGCGTGACGGTGGATGTAAATAAATAAGCTAAAAATAAACAAGGCACCCTACGTTGTATAATTCTTGTAGAGTGCCTTGCCGTTTTTTTCACTTACGGCCTCATTGTAACTTTATCATAAC